TTGTCGCTATTTCTTGCGATTGTCGTGATTACGCTTTTCTTCCTACACATCTCTGCTCAGCAGGATCGTGTCTCACATCAAGGATCACCTGATGCGAAAACTGCGGAAGTCCGGTGGGTTTACCCTCCATATTCCACCCGAAGTGACAACTACGCTCCGCGAGCGGATCGATACTCTCCCGGCGTCTCCGAAAGGGGACTACCTCAAGAGTGAGATCTTCTCAAAGTACGTAGACGACTCGACGGATCCGTCTGAAGTTAGGCGGATTAGAGCCATCAATAAGTGGCTTGCTACCGAGCAGGAGAATGCCGGAACCAACGACCGTCTTCTTTTAACCCCTGAGGATTATAACATTTTGCCTCGGGTGACGTTCGCTGGTTTCGTCTCATTCTGTCAAAATCTCGTTCGCGAGATCATCGGTGACACGTGTCCAATGGATGCCCTTATTGGGTCATTCTCTGGGGGCGCATCGACGAGTAAATCACGTACTGACAGCCATCCGGCCAGTAAGTACCTCGGGAAAGCAGACGTCACCAGTTCCGCCTACGACCTCTTCGAGGATATCCTCGATGAGATCCCAGGGTGGGATTTGGTTACTGCCGGCACGGAATTCCGTGTCGTCAGTGGTAACGTTATGTTTACCGTTCCCAAGAAAACGGATATTGATAGATGTGCTTGTAAAGAGCCGGATATCAATATGTGGCTCCAGAAGGGTATAGGCAACTACATTCGTAGGCGCCTCAAGACTGCTGGGATAAACCTGAACGATCAGTCGATAAACCGATCGCTCGCTCGTAAAGGATCCTTTGATGGCTCTCTCGCGACGTTGGATTTGTCCAGCGCCAGTGATAGTGTCACCCGAGAATTCGTAGCTTTAATGCTACCCGAGACCTGGTTCACCCTCCTTGATTCTGTTAGGAGTCATGTCACCATCATTGATGGTGAGGAGCACCGTAACGAGATGTTTTCCTCGATGGGCAATGGGTTCACGTTCGAACTGGAGAGTTTACTCTTCTATGTTCTTGCGCGAGCCACTTGTTACTTCCGGGGAGTCTCGGGTATCGTGTCTGTCTATGGGGATGATATTATTGTCCCCACGGACGTCGCTGGATACTTGATTTGGGTCCTATCCTATTTTGGCTTCTCGACTAACGAAGAGAAGTCTTTTGTGGACGGGCCCTTCCGAGAGTCCTGTGGCGGCCATTACTTAGATGGTCTCGATATAACTCCTTTCTACGTGAAGAAACCGATAACTAATCTGGCTGAACTCATGGACGTGGCGAATAAGCTACGTAAATGGGCTGAGATTCCAGGGTTGTCGGTGCTAGACCCTTCGGTCGAGCCCATTTGGGCTTGGTTGAAGAGTTTGGTTCCTTCTCGGTTTTGGGGTGGTGGCGACCTTACGTTTAGGTACCAACTGGTGTCGTACGACGTTTCCGCCGTACGGCTCCACGAGGACCGAAAACGTGTATCTACCCATGAGGGCGGATACTTCCACTGGTTAAATACCACATGGGATCGCACAGTCTTAGGAGAAGATGGTGTATCCACATCATCACGATCGATTGATTCCGGATTATTCCGGGCTCGAAAGGTCCGTGCGAGTACGGTACCCTCGTTATCTCACCTATTTCTTCACGAGATAGGCGTAGACGCCGAGTATAATGGGGAGTGATCCCCATTAAAATCTCCTAACGG